CTAAGACTATTAGTAAGCTGAAGTCCACAGCAGCAGGTAAAAAGAAACTAGCCGCTGCTAATGTAAAGAAGAAAGCAGCTACCGCTAAAGGCAAGCAACACGCCAAGCATGGTCTGCATAAGGGTAAGAAACGATGAAGGGGCAGACACACGGCGGTAAAGGAAGTGCCCAGCGCAAGACAGATCAGAAGAAGTTTGCAGCCAACTGGGACGCTATATACAACAAATCTACACAAAAGTCAAGTAAAAAGAAGAAATAACGCTTGACTTTCTTATTCATTTATGATATAATAAGTAGTATATGAGGTGTTTATATCTCATTAATGATAACTTAACTTAACTGTCCTTAGGGAGAAACAGTATGATTGATAAAGACCTTGAGCTATATTACCGTAACATTAGAGATATGTTTGGAACAGACGGCTGGAAGCAGCTAATGGAAGACCTTAAGTCTAATGCGATGGTTATCAACTCAGTAGAAGCTGCAAAAGATAATGAAGACCTTCACTTCCGTAAAGGCCAACTTTCTATCATAGCTAACCTACTAAATCTAGAAGCTCAGATTGACTTAGCAGAAGAACAAGCAATGCAAGAGGAAGATGAAGTAGAAATAGAAGCTGCTTAATGAGGGCTATCTACGAGTATCGCTGCGAAGGTGGACACACAAATGAACGCTACACAGATTCAGAGTGTACCCACATTCCCTGCTTAGATTGCGACAAGATTGCAAGAAGGATTGTAAGTGCTGTGCGAAGTAAGTTAGACCCGCTATCTGGTGATTTTATGGGTGCTACTAGACAGTGGGAAAAGAACAGAGCGCAGAAGTTACAGCAAGAACGCAAGGCCAACTCTTAACCAAGAAGCCCTGCATAATACACCTCCATAATGAGAATACTCACGGAGTTTAATAATGGCAACACTAATAGACGAGCGTCCAGAAGACGTAGAAAACAACGAACAAGAAGTAAGTCAAATTCAAGAGGAACCTCAAATAGAGGACACTCCTCAAGAACAAGAAGAAATCCCTGAAAAGTATCAAGGTAAGTCTACCGCAGAGATAGTAAGGATGCATCAAGAAGCTGAGAAGCTTTTAGGTCGTCAAAGCTCAGAGGTAGGGGAACTTCGGTCAGTCGTTGATAACTACATTCAGACACAACTCGACACAACACAAGCAACCCAAGAACCTGAAGAAGATATAGACTTTTTCTCTGATCCCGACAAGGCAGTCGAGAAAGCGATTAAGAATCACCCTTCAATCAAAGCTGCTGAAGCACAAACTCAGCAGTACAGACAAACTACAGCACAGGCTCAACTGCAACAACGTCATCCTGACATGCAAGAGATTCTGACAGATAGTAAGTTTGCTGATTGGATTAAGGGATCAAAGATTCGGACACAGCTTTTTGTACAAGCAGATCAACAGTATGACGCTGAAGCTGCTGATGAACTCTTCACTACGTGGAAAGAACGTCAACAGATAGTAGGACAGACTGTAGCTAATGAGAAGGCTAGTCGCAAAACCGCAGTTAAAAATGCCTCAGCAGGTAATGCTAAAGGTAGCGGCGAAGCAGCAAGTCGTAAAGTTTATAGACGCTCAGACATTATTAAACTAATGCAGACCGACCCTGATAGGTATTTGTCTTTGTCTGACGAGATCATGCAAGCGTACCAAGAAGGGAGAGTCAGAAACTAAATCTCTTTAAGGAAGTATTATCATGGCTACATCAGTATATCCCGCAATGGGCGGAGCAGTAGACAACACTAGCGCAGCTAAGTTTATCCCAGAAATCTGGAGTGACGAAGTAATTGCTGCATACAAGAGCAATCTTGTAATGGCTAACCTCGTTAAGAAAATGAGCATGACTGGTAAGAAAGGCGACACCATCCACGTCCCTAAGCCTACCCGTGGTTCAGCTAACGCTAAAGTTGCAGAGACTGCCGTAACTATCCAGAACTCTGTTGAGTCAGAAGTTCTGATTAACATCAACAAGCACTTTGAGTTCTCTCGTCTGATTGAAGACATCACCGAAGTACAGGCTCTTGCTTCACTGCGTCAGTTCTACACTGGCGATGCAGGCTACGGTCTGGCTAAACAGGTTGACAACGATCTGTTTACTCTGGGTAAGTCTTTCGGAAACGGTAACGGTTCTTCATGGGTACACAACGCGGCATTCCAGATTGTTGCTTCTGGTGCTACCGCAGGTACTCTTGAAGCGTTTGACGCTGATGGTGCTGCTGACGTTGGTGCATTTACAGACGTATCTTTTCGTGAGCTTATTCAGAAGATGGATGATGCAGACGTACCTATGGACGGACGTAGCTTTATTGTTCCTCCTTCTCTGCGTAACGCTATCATGGGTATTGAGCGTTACACTTCTACTGACTTTGTAAACGGTAAGACTGTAGAGACTGGTAAGATTGGTAACCTGTACGGTGTTGATGTATTTGTTTCTAGCAACGTGCCTGTTATTGACACTACTGGTGGTGCTTCCATCCGTGGCGCACAGATGATTCACAAGGACACTAATGTTCTTGCGGAGCAGCAAGCAGTACGTTCACAGACTCAATACAAGCAGGAGTTCTTGGGAACTCTATACACTGCTGATACGCTTTACGGTTGTCAAGTAATGCGTCCTGAAGCAGGATTCGTACTAGCTGTTCAATAAGCTAATACACTTAAGGGGATTCTTAGGAGTCCCCTTTCCCTTTTTTCCTTTCTTTTGTTTTCGTAGGAGCTACAATGGCTATATTTAGAGGTGACGGTGGTGCTGGTGATTCCAATACGGACGCCACTATCACTATTGTTACAGCCCAAGCTGCTATAGCTACTACGAAAGCAAGTGATGCAGCCGCTAGTGCTGTAGAGGCAGCTAACTCTGCAACTACGGCTACAACTAAAGCGTCTGAAGCAAGCACCTCTGCTACCAATGCAGCTAACAGTGCTACAGGTGTTGCAGCCTACGCAACAGCAGCGGCTAACTCAGCGACTGCCGCAGCAACATCAGCCACTAACGCAGCCACTAGCGCCACAGCGTCTGCTTCAAGTGCTACAGCAGCCAGTGCCTCTGAGACAGCCTCTAGTGCCTCTCAGACGGCTTCCGCTGCTAGTGCTACCACTGCTACTACTAAAGCCTCAGAAGCCGCTACAAGCGCAACCAGTGCGTCTACGAGTGCTTCCACTGCTACGACTAAAGCATCAGAGGCTTCGACTAGCGCCAGCAATGCCTCAACCTCCGCAAGCAATGCTGCTACGTCAGCCTCTGGTGCATCTACTTCAGCTACTAACGCAGCTAGTTCAGCTACAGCTTCTGCTGGTTCTGCGAGTGGTGCAGCGACATCAGCAACTAATGCAGGCAATAGCGCCAGTGCAGCTAGTACATCAGAGACTAACGCTGGTAACTCAGCGACAGCAGCGGCTACATCTGCTACTAACTCTGCCACGAGTGCTACAGCAGCAGCAGGGTCAGCTACGACAGCTACCACTAAGGCTGGTGAGGCAGCGACAAGTGCTACCAACGCAGCTACAAGCGCCTCTACAGCGTCTACACAGGCAGGCAATGCAGCCACTAGTGCAACAGCAGCAGCTACGGCAAAGACCAGTGCAGAGACTGCTGAGACTAACGCTGAGACTGCTGAGACTAATGCAGCCTCTAGTGCTACGGCAGCGGCAGCTAGTGCAACCTCAGCAGCTAACAGTGCTACAGCGGCGGCAGCGGAGTTGTCTACAGCAGCTTTGAAGGCTAACAACTTATCTGACTTGGCTAGTGCATCTACAGCTAGAACTAACTTAGGACTAGGCACTGCTGCTACTACAGCGGCTACGGACTATGCTACAGCAGCACAAGGCACAAAGGCTGACACAGCTTTACAATCTAACTCAACTTTAAACGCAGACAACATGACTACTGGTACGCTGAACGGCGGCACATACTAAGGGTATATAACTATGGCAACAAAAATTGTAACAAAGAACAGCTCTACTGCTTCTGCCGTTCCAACAGCAAGTGATCTTGTACAGGGTGAACTGGCAGTCAACGTAGCTGACAAACGACTATTTACTGAAAATAACGCAGGCGCTATTGTAGAGCTGGGTACTAACCCTAGCACTCTAACGGTCACAGGAGAAATCACAGCCAACGGTGGCATTGCATTGGGCGACGGGGATGAATTAACACTAGGCGATAGTGACGAATTTAAAATTAAGCATCACGCTTCTGGCTACACGCATTTACAGAACACAGTAGGCACATTGTACATTGACAGTGACAGCGTGACTTTCCGTGATGATGATGGCTCTCCATCTAATGTGGTCATAAGCCAAACAGGCATAGACGTTACTGGCACAGCCACGATGGATGGGCTTACTGTTGACGGCAACGCCACATTCTCAGGTAGCGTGACAACAGAGAATCATTTTGCAGTAATTCCACCAACAACAACAAATTACGCCTACATGGACTATTCAAACGCTGGTGGGAGTATGTATGTTGGGCGAGAGCGTAGTTCAGCTAGTGGTCTGTTGACTGGCTCAACCGCTTACGCAGGGGTTATTAATGTTACTGGCGCGTATCCGCTAGAATTTGGCACCAACAACAGTAAGCGCATGACCATAGACTCCAGCGGCAACTTGCTCCTTGGTGGAACTAACACTAATCCGACAGGGGCAAATGTTGCTGGCATTGCATTAGACGCATCTGGGGAAATTAACGCATCTGTCGCTGGCGGTGACGCAGTACGCTTCAATCGCAAAAGTGACCACGGTGATATTGTTAGAATAATGAAGGACGGTATTACTCACGGTGTACTTGGTACTTCTAGCGGCACTAACCGTATATTTGACATCAATGCCAGCACAGATGGTGCATCGGAAATGCGTTTTCTAACTCATTCTGGTTCTGCCAATGTCGAAGCCATGCGCATAGACTCCAGCGGTCGCGTGCGTATTGGTACTAGTTCGACTGATACAGGGAGTATGTTAACAGTAGCAGGTGCAGCAACTTTTACTGGACAAAATACAGCACACGGTGCGTCACGACTAAAGATCAGTCAAGAGTCCACTGCTATTTCCCAATTCAGGTTTTACGGTGCTAACACCTCAACCGCGGGGATATTGCAATTTATCGGCTCTAGTTCCGATGGGACTGTCGGGGGAGAACGTATGCGCATCGACGCCAGCGGCAACCTGTTGGTGGGTACTACTAATACAGCCAATCTTGCCACACATACTCCTAATGTTGTTACAGACCTGCAATACGGTATCAATGACGGCAGTAATATTGCGTCTTTTGGTTTAGACCGCATTCACTTTAATAGCTCAAACTACTATGTTTTGAACGCTTCATCAACAGGCGTAAGACTTATAAACGGAGCAACCTCTTGGACAACTCAATCAGATGAAAACTCTAAAGAAAACATCGTTGAATTAAGTAATGCTTTAACCGCTGTAAACGCCATGCGGTGTGTTCGCTATAACTTAAAATCTCAAACTTCAGGTGATGTAAAAATAGGATTCATAGCCCAAGATTGGCAGTCTAGCTATCCTGAAGTAGTAGCTACAGATACTGACGGAATTCTGGGCATGAACTACACAGAAACCATCCCAGTTTTACTTAAAGCCATACAAGAACAACAAACCTTAATTGAATCACTAACAACCCGCATAGCGGCATTAGAAGCTGGAGAATAATCATGGCAGTAACTTGGACAATCTCAACACTAGAACGCAACACATCAGATGACGGTGTAGTTGTAGCACACTGGCGCGCATCAGACAGCGAAGTAGTGGGCGAAGATACTCACACAGGCAGCAGCTATGGCACTTGTGGCTTTACTCCTGACAGCTCTGCTGACGGCTACACAGCCTATGCAGACATCACAGAAGCTCAGGCTATTGGCTGGGTGAAGGGAAGCATGGGCGAAGAAACAGTGACAACTCTGGAAGACTCTATCGCTGCACAGATTGCAGAGTCTAAGGCTCCTGCTGTAGCTACAGGAACTCCTTGGTAATGGACATTATATTCAAAGCCCTAAAGTCTAAGACTGTACAGTTCTCAATTGCTCTGGCCATCCTCAGCATACTGCAAGGCTATGTAGGCTTCTTGCCTGTGTCGCCAGCAGGACAAGCCGCTGTTGGCTGTATAATTGCAAGCTGTGTCACTGTACTGCGCTTTGTAACTGTGGCTCCAATAGCGGAGAAGTAAATGATTGCGGAAATCTCAGCAGTTGTAGGTATCCTCAAGGCTCTTAACGATGGCATTGCTACCGTTAAAGAGTCTGGGGATCACTTGTCAGGTCTGTCGGGATTATTCACTAGCCTCACTGACAGCAAGGTAGCTGTAGAGAGCATTGAAGAGGCTACTAAGGCAGGCGATCATGTACTAACACAGGAAGAGGCTCTGGAGCTTGCATGGGCTAAGAACGCCATACGAGAGCAGGAGAAGGAGCTAAAGAAGATAACGCCTAAGCTAGTCTGGCGTGACATGCTCATGATACAGAACAAGTCTATTCTAGACCACAAGCATAAACTAGAGAAGGCTAGGCTGGCAAAGCTAAAGAAGCAACGTCAGATAGGTGACGCAGTAAAGAACATAGGTGCTACTATAGTAGTTCTTGCTGCGTTTGCTGGCTCATACTGGTTATTTACCACAGGAATAATTTAATGGAAGAGTCTACTAAAGACAT